CGCATTAACTAAGGGAGAATAAAATGCAATACGAAGAGCGGAAAAAAATTATAACAAGTTGGCTTTTTGAATTTCTTAAAAATTATGAAGTGCCGCCACATCTAGGCAAAGACCAAGTAAAAATAGAAATGATTAATATGGTCGAGGATATAAATAGCGAGTGTCCTAAATGCAAAGAAAATGTACTCAATCTTTTATTAGAAAAGACAGCACAATTTATTAGGAAAAATCAAAGTTCTAGGCGATGGCCTACTATTTCAATGTTTGTAAAAGCAATAAAAGAGCATAGAGAAAATTTAATGGCAGAAGAAAAGCTTGATAAAATACCATTGCTTACAGAAAAAGAAGACTACGAACTTAATTTAAATGCCATGAGAATTAAGCAACGAAAAACAGTTGCTACGTATTGGGTTGTTGGTAATGGTGCGCAACGATTACTTGACAAAAAAATGGTTTCAGCAGAAGAATTACAAGACTATAAAACTTATTGCGAAAAGGTGTTATTACTCAATGTCACAACAATGGCCAGCGACCAAAATTACGCTTACAGAAACGAATAAATTAATACCATATGCTAGAAATAGCCGTAAGCACAGCGAAGAACAAGTTACGCAATTAGCGGCAAGCATACAAGAGTGGGGTTTCACAGTACCTATACTTGTAGACGAAGAAAATACTATCATAGCAGGTCATGGTCGTTTGATGGCGGCACAAAAGCTTGAAATAGATAAAGTGCCTGTTATGATTGCCAAAGGTTGGTCAGATGCACAAAAACACGCATATGTTATTGCTGATAACAAGCTTACAGAAAATAGTACTTGGGACGAAGAACTTTTAAAAGTTGAAATAAAGCAACTTGAGTTTGATCAGTTTGATATTTCGAAGCTTGGTTTTGGCTCAGATGAATTGGCTGATTTATTTCTTGATCGTGATTTTGGTGAAACAGATGCGTTTAAAGAATGGGAAGATATGCCAGAGTACGATAATGACGAACTTAAATATTATTACTCTGTTAAAATAAACTTTGATAATCAGGAAGATGTAAACGAATTTGCTAAAAAAACAGGTCTACCTCTCACAGAAAGCACCAGAAGTATTCGTTACCCAGAGCCATTAAAAGAAGATTTAGACGCTTACAGAGTTCAAGGCACAGAAAGCGATGCTGCCTAATTATCCGCTATATATTCCAAGCAAAGGTAGGTCAGAGTACATGATGACCTCTAAAGCACTGACCATGATGAAAGTGCCACATTATGTGGTTGTAGAGCCACAAGAAGTTGACGAATACCAAAAAGCAATAAAACACTGGGATTTGTTGTGTGACATTATTCCGTTAGATTTGTCATACAAAGAAAAATACGAGCTGTGTGACGATTTAGGTTTAGAGCGAAGCACAGGACCCGGCCCTGCTAGAAATTTTGCTTGGGAACATAGCAAAGATAACGGATTTGCTTGGCATTGGGTAATGGACGATAACATAAGATACTTCCACCGATTTAATAAAAATTTACAAGTAAAAGTAACAGATGGCACCTGTTTTAGAGTTATGGAAGATTTTGTGGCTAAATATACCAATATTGGCATGGGTGGTCCTAATTACATGATGTTTGCACCACGTAAGTCAAAATTACCGCCATTTGTGCTTAATACAAGAATTTATAGCTGTAATTTAATACGAAATGAGTTAAGATTTAGATGGCGTGGTAGGTATAACGAAGATACTATTATCTCGCTAGATATGCTGAAGGCAGGGTGGTGTACAACGCAGTTCAATGCATTTTTACAAGAAAAAACTAATACACAAGTTATGAAAGGTGGCAACACAGACGAATTTTATCATGTTGAAGGTGAAGTTCAAGAAGGTGAAAGATACGCAGACACTGGAACGCTAGATAAGTCTAAAATGCTAGTTAAAGTACATCCTGATTGTTCTAGGTTAGTTATGAAATACGGCAGATGGCACCATCATGTAGACTACAACAGATTTAAAAAGCAAAAACTAATTAGAAAGCCAGACGCAAAAATAGTTAATGCAGATAAAGAATACGGCATGAAAATGGTGCGAATACGATGAAAGGTTTTACAGCATCAACTTTTGACTTACTTCACGCAGGGCATATTGCTATGTTAGCAGAGGCCAAAACAGTCTGTAATTATCTATTAGTTGGTTTGCACGTTAATCCACACGCAGAACGTGACAATAAAAATGAGCCAATACAAACACTGGTTGAGCGATACACACAATTAAAAGCTGTTTCGTATGTAGATGAAATAATACCGTATCAAACAGAGCAAGACCTGCTTGATATTTTAAAAATGTACGACATAGAAGTACGAGTTATTGGTGAGGAATACAGAGACAGAGACTTTACTGGTAAAAATTTAGATATGCAGATACATTACAATAAAAGAAGGCACGATTTTAGTTCGAGCCTTCTAAGGGAGCGTGTAGTTCACGCCGAGAAATTTAAGCACAAATCAAAGGTTACAGATATGAGCCGATGAGCCAATTTTATTTACTGCATAAACCATTGTGCGATTATCAGCGAATTGCGTCACAAAGTCTAGTACGTCAAGCTCTGTATCGCATTTCTGCCGAATACGTTTTGCACCACGACCACGCACACACACAAAATGTGTACGTTGGTCATAAATATACTTTTCGTAGTCAGTTGAAAAATCTATTACGCTTTCACCAATCATAATTAACCCCAATCTTTTTGATCGCCAATATCTCTGGCGCAACTGTAACCTGCATGGTATGTATCTATCTGTTCGTCAGTCATACCTTCAATGCCGATGCGTGGTGTAGCCGCCACAGAGCCAATATGGTAATGTGGGTCACGAGGAGAGCCGTAGTAAAAATCAGACTTACCTCTGTCAAATGGGTCACCATGGCGAACCAAGTAAGATTTACCATTCCAAGCTGCGTGTGCATATTCAGTCATTTAGCACCTCGAAATCATTTATAAATAAACCCATATGTTTATTGCTAAACCAACCTTGATTGGTATCTATTTTAACATGGTAACTAGCAGGTGTGCCATTTACATTATGTTTGTCAGTTAAAAGACGTATAATTTTACCAGTTAAATTAGCAAGTTGACCGCCATTGTATTGACAGTCTTTGTTAATTTTAATTTTTGTATCTTTCTGTAACATTTGAACCTCTTAATTATTACATATACATACTATCAAGTGGGCTAATAGTGTCAACAAATTATTTACAAATAAAACGTGTAAGAACTGCTGTCAGTCGCTACACAAAAATAAATACTTCACCATTCAGAATTTATGCTGTAAATATGCACATGACATAATAAGCGAGGATATAATGAGCAAAGCTGAAGCCAAGTCTGGTGGAAGCGCAAAACGTGGCCCGAAAGCACCCTCTAAACCATTGAATGATGAGGACTTTTTGCGTTTACTTAATATGGTAAGAATACAATGCACACAGACAGAAATATGCAGTATTCTTGGTATGTCAGACACAACACTAAATAGAAGATTAAAAGATAGAGGATACGAAAATTTTGAAGACCTCTATAAAAGGCACAATGACGAAGGCAGAATGTCACTCAGGCGTATGCAATGGCAAGCGGCTGAAGGTGGTAATACATCAATATTAATTTGGCTTGGAAAACAATACCTTGGTCAAAAAGATAAGGCAGAGCAAACTGTATCTGGTGAACATGTACACGCTTACAAGTGGCTAGACGATGACAGTTAGAACTATTGAATACCGACCAAGAAAATTAATAAAACCTTACCATAACAGAAAAGAGCGATTTGCCATTATCGTTGCACACAGACGGTTTGGTAAAACTGTTGCGGCAATAAATGATTTAATAAAAGACGCATTAACAATACCAAGACCAAAAGTAAGAGTTGCGTACATTGCGCCATATTATCGGCAAGCAAAAGCAATAGCATGGGATTATCTACTAGAGTATACTAGAGATATTGAAGGCGTAGAGTATAATGTTGCCGAATTACGTGCAGATTTTCCGAATGGTGCAAGATTTAGATTATTTGGTGCTGATAACCCAGATAGTTTGCGTGGACTATACTTTGATCATGTCGTGTTGGACGAGCCTGCTGACTTTCCATATCGTGCATGGCCTACCGTTATAAGACCTTCGCTTGCGGATCGTAAAGGTAGGGCAACATTTATAGGCACACCAAAAGGTAAAAATCAATTTTACGATACATTCGTTGCCGCAAAAGATGATCCGAATTGGCTTTCATTAATGCTTAAATCTTCAGAAACAGGAATACTTGACGAAGAAGAATTAAAAGAAGCACGCAAAGCAATGGGCGAAGATAGGTTCGAGCAAGAGTTTGAGTGCAGTTTCGAGGCCGCAATACAAGGTGCTTATTATGCGCCAGAGTTAAAAACAGCTATGCAAGAAAATAGAATACGAACTGTACCATACGACCCCTCCGTTGGTGTAACTACCGCATGGGATTTAGGAATTGGTGACAGTACTGCAATATGGATGGCGCAGTTTGTGGCACAAGAAGTTCGTTTAATAGATTATTACGAGAACTCGGGTGTGGGGTTAGATCACTACGCAAAAGAACTCAGTAGTCGGGGGTATCACTACTCTGAGCATATCCTTCCCCACGATGTACAAGTTAAAGAACTTGGTACTGGCAAGTCAAGGCTAGAAATATTAAACACATTAGGTTTAACGGATATTACGATTGCGCCAAAACTAGGCGTTGAGGATGGGATACAATCAGCAAGATCATTGTTAAATAGATGTTGGTTTGACGGTGAAAAGTGCGAAAGAGGTATAGAAGCACTGCGTCAGTATCGTAGAGAATTTGACGAAAAGCTTAAAACGTGGAGAGGTAGACCGTTACACGATTGGACATCACACGGTGCAGATGCGTTTAGATATTTAGCGGTAGGTAAGCGAGAAAATAAAAATTGGGGCGAACCTATAAGAAGAAATTTGCAAGGCATAGCATAATGTGCTAATTTAAAAATAATCTTAGGAGTTTTGCAAATGCCTAAAAAGAAAAAATCAAGTAAAAAGCGCGGCCTATACGATAATATTCATGCCAAAAGGCGTAGAATAAAAGCAGGTAGTGGCGAAAAAATGAGAAAAGCAGGTGACAAAGGCGCACCTTCTGCACAAGCTTTTAAAGATGCTGCAAAAACAGCCAAGAAACCTAAAAAGAAAAAGAAGGCAAAAAAATAATGGCTAAAGGTGTAAAGCATTATTTTCGTGATGGCACAGAGCATAAAGGTTCTATGCACAAAATGCCAAACGGTCAGGTTCACTCTGGAAAATCACACGGCAAAACCAGTAAACGATTGTTTCACTTTGGTGATTTAAGTGCGACAGCAAAAAAGAAAGCAAAAAGGAGAAAATAATGTACGGTAAAAAGAAAAAAGGCAAGAAGAAGTAATAATGCCGCCCGACGAAAGGTTAGAAAGAGTTAGGCCAATACCAAGGCCTAGAAAGCGCCCCGATGTAATTCCACCGATGGGTAAAACTGTGTCACCAATGATGTTCGGCGGTGACCCAGAAAATAGAATTGGTGTTGCAGGTCCTAAAGGTGGTGGAGAGGCAGCTAAAGCACAGGTTAAAGTTGGTAGTGATATTTATAAGCAATACAATAACGATGGTCGCTATGGGTATTACAATGACCAAGGGTATTATGTGCCTGCCGATATAGATATGCGTGACGGTGGCGGTGCTGATGCCAACGATACTTTTTTTGAAGGTGGTGGTTTTTTATCACTTCTCGGCAACATTGCAAAAATAAGGCCATATGGTCAAAAAGATACGCCGCGTGAGCAAATAGGTTTTAGAAACGTTGCAGATATGTTTGATCGTGGTGGTCCTCAACATAGTGGTGGTGAATACAGAGGTGGTATGACGCTAAGTATGTTGGGAAATCTAGCAGATCGTATTGGTGGAGTTGATCAAGGTACAAGAACTAGATACAATTACGATACAGCACCAACAGCAACACGCGCAACTGGTGATTTAATTAATAATATAGAGCCAAGAACAGCAATTCCTGCTTACGATTTAAGTGGTAACCCACAAAATGATGCCGCACTTGAAGAAGTAGCAAATACAGCAATATCAAAAGGTAGAGAACCATTATATAAACGTTCACAAACTTTTACGATGACAAACAGAGCGGCAGCAATAGAGGCACTAAGGCGAAAAGCAAGAGACCCAAAAAGTTGGGATAAGTTTATGGCAGATGACCCTGCAGGAGCAGAAATCCTAATTCAAGAAGCCATGCGTATGCAAAACCCACTATTTCCTGCCGATCCTTAAATGGCCGAGAAAAAGAAAAAAGATGCCAGACTTAAAAAGGCAGGTGTATCAG